ACCATTGTTTGATGGTTACTTTAGTGTAACTTTTGAACAGAATCTAGTATATGGTCCAACACAAGCAGAACGACATGACTGGACATTTCAGATGACCCGTTTAGAATTTAATACATAAGCCACTAACCTTAAGGAGAACATAAAATGGCAAGAATTACAGTAAACGAATCAGGCAGTCAGCCATTGCTCTTATTGAGCATGGACATTGCCAACGCTACTGCTGCCAATCTAGCGAATGGAAATATCACACTTGCTAATAGTCTTTCTGTAACATGCTTACAGGATATCACTATTACATCAAGCACTGGTATCTTCTCATGGACAGATTTTTGCAGTATCGACACTAACAAAATCACCACACCAGCAGATAACGAAGTTTCTACAAACATTGTTATCGATCCAACTGGATACTTTGGTGCCAACGTAGCAATTCAAACTGCTGAGGATCAAGGCATCGCAAGTTTGAGCCAGAACAAGATTCCTGTTCAGTTCAAACTAGTATGGAACAATGATGATCCTAACGCAAACGTTGCGAACTCATACTTCACAACTGGCGTTGGTTACATCAGTTCACTTGCTCCTACAGTAAGTCCTGAAGCGCCTGTCTGGGTCACACCAATGACAATCGCTGTTGATGGTACAATGTATAACGGCATTAACTAATATCGTTATATGATGTAAATACGAGGGGACGCCTAAAAACGTCCCCTTTTTACTAACAGGTGAACAAATGAATGAAAATTTATGGTTAAAGACTGATGAAGAAAAGTTGCGCAGTCTTATAGCAGATGAAGCAAAAATGATGCCCATGTTAGACAATATGCAGGCAACTATCAAGCAACTAAAAGCAAAACAGGCGTTTCGTCTAGCACTTCTCAATCAACTACTAGAGAATCAAGACGATAACGACAATAAATAATATACGTGAAACAACTTAAGGAGATAACAAATGAAACTTTCACAAATCACAGCAAAACCCCAACTTATCGAAATCATCATTGACGATGAAGAAACTGTCAATGAATATGGCGAAGCCTTGTCTTTTTATACATGGGATCGTCAGCCAATGGATATCTTCCTAAAACTAGCAAACATTGAAACTGGTGCAAGCACTAATGTTATTGACATTGTGCGTACATTGATTTTAGATGAGAATGGCAAAGAAATTCTTGCTGGAGACAAAACATTACCTGCGAAATTACTAATGAAGTCAATTGCAAAGGTAACTGAATTGTTGGGAAAGTAACGAACGATAGTATCGATATCAAGTCACAAAAAATGGCTGTGATATTGATGATAGACGAGTTGAGCAAGAGATATGGTCTCTTGCCCAGCGAGGCAATTAGTAAGGCTGATACATTTGATTTATGGATTATGGATTGTGCATTAACGTTTGAGAAGTATCACGAAAAGAAACAAGCAAATAACGGTAAAGCACCAATTCCAGAGTATTCAACGGATCAATTGAAGTCTATGTTAGCAAGGAATAGAACAGATGTTAAAAGCAAAACTAGTAGTCAATAACATAACTCCTATTTCTAATAGGATTAAAAGAGACCTTGCTAAATTGCCTCAAGAAGCATATCAAGTGTTCAAAAATAACACACCTATTAAAACAGGTAATGCAAGAAGCAAAACTCGACTACAGAATAAAGATACTATCGTTGCAAATTATCCTTACGCAGAAAGACTGAATGAAGGTTACAGTAAGCAATCACCAGAAGGTATGGTTACACCTACAGAAAGATTTTTACGTAAGAGAATTAGAGAAATTCTACGCAAAAAATAAGGTATTGCTATGGCAGATTTAAAATATACAGTTCAAGTCGATACTGCTGGTGCGCAACGTTCACTAGATGGTTTAACTAATGCAGTTAAGGCATTAGCAGGCGTATTCGCAATTCGTGAATTAGTGCAGTTTGCTGATGCAGTTACCAATCTACAAAACAAACTGCAAACTATCAGTCCTACATTACAAAATGTAGAAGCACAGTTCAAAGCCATTGCAGGTATTGCAATGATTGCACGTGCGCCACTGGAAGCAACAGGTGAACTATATTTTAGAATCGCACGTAGCGCAGATGCACTTGGTATCAGTCAACAAGAAGCAGCCAGTATCACTGAAAGTCTTGCAAAAGCAATCAGTAGTACAGGATTATCAGCACAAGAGGCTGCAGGACCATTACTACAGTTAGGCCAAGCATTACAGAGTGGTCGTTTTCAGGGCGATGAACTACGCAGTATCTTAGAAGGCATGCCTATCGTTGCTGAAGCAATGGCAAAAGAACTAGGCGTAACTGTTGGCAAACTAAGAGAATTAGGAAGTCAAGGTAAGATTACTGGTGATGTTTTCGTTCGTGCAATGAAAGCAGCCAAAGATAGTATCGATGAAGCATTTGGTAAAACAACACCTACAATCAGTCAAGCATTCAACAATCTTAAAACTGCAAGTGCTGTTGCATTTAGTGAGTTTGAGAAAGGTAGCAATGTAGGACGTAATACAGCAAGTGCAATTGAGTATCTTGCTTTCATGATTTATAAACTTAGTAAGAACGTTGACGAAATTATTGGACCACTTGCAACATTCTTAAAAATTGCATTATCAATTGCATCTGTTCTTGCGGTAGGCAAAATACTAAGGGTTATTGGTACTATCTTTGCAGACGTAGGTGGTATTGTAGCAGGTACAACTAAGGCATTTCAAGATTTTGGCAAAACAATAAGTGTTGTATGGGGTTATGTACAGCGTATATTTGGTAAACAGGTTGCTAATCCTAAGAATACAATCTTAGGAGGACTAGCAAAATCTGCATCATATGCAACTACTGAACTTAAAATTTTACTTGGTGGTATCGCAAGTCTTGGTGCTGGTGTTGCTACATTCTTAGGATTAGATAAGTTTGGCGATTGGTTCAATAATGTTGGCAAGAGTGGCACCGAAGCAAATAATGACCTCGTAAACTTTAGAAAAGAATTGGCTGCATTACAAGGAGGATTGAATGCAACTGCTACTGATAGTAAAGTATTAGCAGAGCAACAAGCAGAGGCAGCACGCAAGTCTGCACAATTTGCATTGAATCTTGCATTAGAAGCAAAAGCATATCACGATTCTGTAAAAGCACAAAAAGAATCATTACGTTTTCAATTAGAAGATATTGGCGCAAGCGAAGATGCATTGCGTGTTCGTCAGAATCTACGTGATTTTGATGAGAAATATCTTGCTGAGAAAAAGAGATTAGAAGAAGCAATTGCTAAAGCAAGACTAAGCAATGACGAACAAGAACGTGCAAGTATTTCGCAGTTAAAAGCATACTTACAGCAATTAACTGATTCACGTAAAGCAGACCGTCAAGCAATTGAAGAACAAACACAAGCAATCAACAACCAGTTGGCTGCACAAAGATTACAAGAGTTCCAAATTCAGTCATTGATTGAAGCACAACAAGAACTACAAAAAGTTCAAGATGATATTGCTAAGTTAACATTGACTGAGATGGAGAAGAAGTATTACGATATTGACAGAGCAGCCAAACAAGCGGCCGAATCTGCTATTCGTGCAGAAGAAAAGATTCGTGGTCGTAAGTTAGATGCCAATGAAGCAAAAGCATATTATGATGCTGCCAAACAAGGTGCTGATGATTTAAAACGTACAAACAATGATTTATACAATCAGTCACGTTTATTTGAGACAGGTTGGCAACAAGCACTCAATGGTTATCTTGCAGAAAGCACAGACAAGGCAGCGCAAGCAAAACGTGTTTTTGAAGGATTTACAAAAGGCATTGAAGATGCATTCGTAAACTTTGCTAAGACAGGTAAGTTATCATTCAAAGACTTGCTCAACTTTATGGTTGAAGAGTTTGTACGTAGCAATGTACGCAATCTTATCGGTGGATTGTTTGGTGGTGGCGGAGGCGGCGGTGGAGGTGGTAACTTCCTAAGCAATCTATTCTCATCAATCTTTAGAGCAGATGGTGGCCCTGTACAAGCAAACAAACCATATATTGTTGGTGAAGAAGGTCCAGAACTATTCGTACCTAAAGGAACTGGCACAGTATTGCCTAATGGTGTTGGTATGGGTGGCACAACAAATAACACTTACATTACTAACAACATTCAAGCAGTTGACGCAAAGAGTGTTGCGCAATTATTTGCTACAAATCGCAAAGCATTGTTAGGGTCAGTTGAAATGGCACGTAAAGAATTGCCGTACTAATAATAGGAATAAGATATGTCAGGATTACAAACAATTATTGACAATTGCAACGGGATAACAATCAATCGTAGAAAAGTGGTTGGTATTCAGTATACACGCAATGAAAGTCCACGCACAAGTTTAACGCCAACATACAACCCCTGGCGCTTTAGTGTGCAGATGCCAGGTTCACTACGTTACAACGAAGCACGTAGTTTAATGGAAGCAATCGACTCATTGGATCGTTACACACCACAGACAATTACATTTGGTAACATTAGTTGCTTGAACTGGATCTTTAGATATCAAGGCGCAATGACTAGTGGACAGATTGCTTTAGTAACTGTAAGCGATTTTACAACTAATCCTAATCAACTAATTTTGAATGTTAGTGGAGTTAGTGCTAGTCCAACTACAGTATTATTTCAACCTAACGATTTGATTCAGATTGGCACAAATCCATATCCATTCACAAGCACAACGCAAGTATTACGTGGTAGTGGAAGTACAGTAACAGTTACAACAAATAGACCTAATGTCATTAGTACTAGCGTTGTAGGATTAGGAATCACAGTTGGCAATAGTTGTCAATTTAGAGTTTTCTGTCCTAACATGCCAACATATAGTTTGAGTCCAGGCGGCTACCAGAAAAATTCAAGTGGTGTCGTTGTTGGAAACGCACTCATTAACTTTGATAGTGAGTTTGAACTATATGAGTGGGTAGGAACAACATAAGGAACAAATCATGGAAAATATCCCAGAGGTAGCCAATAGTCCACCGTTTATTAACAGTGCTGAGTTTGTCAAACTCACAGTGTATAACGAATATGGCAACACAGCAAACGTAAACGTTTATACGTTTAGTTCTGCGTTTAAGTCAGAGACTATTGCAAACACAGTTTATGAACCACTAGGTGGGCTGATACAAGTTGGTGCGCAAGCACGTGACTTGCGTGTAACATCAGCAGATACTAGTATCAGTTTAAGTGGTGTAGATGGTAACAACATCTATATCGTGCTTGGTACAAACATCAAAGGTAGCAAAGTAGAAATCATTCGTGGCTTTTATGGCACAAGTGATGGTAACGTTGCTAACTTATATAACCTAACAAATACATACCCTCGTTTCACAGGTATCGTAACTAGTTATAGTGTTAATGAAGAACGTGAAGGTGAGAATGACAACTTCACAGTTGCTATTAACGCAAGCAGTTACAAAGCAGTACTTGAAAACAGGGTTGCAGGTCGTAAGACGAACAAAAGCAGTTGGCAGGTGTTTAACTCAACTGACAGTGGAATGAATAACGTGTATTCCATCGCTGACCAAGCGTTTGAGTTTGGCAAGAAGCCAACAGGCACACCAATCAACAGCAGTGGTGCTGGACTTGGTCGTGGACAGTTTGGAACTGAGCAATCATATATCCAGGAAAATTAACAAATGAACATTAGATTAGCAAATAAATTTGACCAACCACATATCTTTAAAATGCTACGCAATTTTAGAGACTGTAGCCCTATTCAAGTTATGTCTACTATAGACAACGAAGAATACGTCAGTAAGTTATTGAATGCATTGTTGCATGGCAGAGGCGTAGTATTGATTGCAGAGAAAGAAGAACCAGTAGGTATGCTCATGGCTGTGATTGACCAAAATGTGTGGGATCCAAATGTATTTCTAATGAAGGAACTTGTTTATTGGGTTGAACCTGAATATAGAGGAACTACAGCAGGATATAGATTATTAGCAAAGTATAACGAACTTGCCAAAGAATTAGTTGATGAAGGCAGAATTAGTTTTTATACTATGAGCAAGTTGGCAAAATCTCCTGACTTAGATTATGGTAGATTTGGCTATCAACGAGTCGAAGAAACTTGGGTAGCAGGAGTATAACATGGCATTAGTAACAGCATTAGTGGCAGCAGTTGGATTGACGGGCTTTACTGCCACAGTCGCAACATTTGCAATTAGAACAGTTTTAAGTATTGGCGTTAGCAAACTTATTGGTAACAGATTAGGTAGCAAAGCCGCAGGCGCAGAACCAGCAGGTTCACGTGTGCAGTTGCCACCTGCTACTGATAACAAACTACCTGTAATTTATGGTAGTGCGTTTGTTGGACCAATCATTACAGATGCAAAAATCAGTGCAGACCAAAAGACAATGTGGTATGTCTGTACATTTGCAGAACATACAGACACTACAGCAGGCAGTGGATACACATTTGACCAACTATTTTATGATGGTAAACTTGTAACGTTTGGTGCAGGCGATTATGGTGGCAATAACAAAGTTGTAAGTTTGACAACAAACACACAAGGTGGTGGTACTGTTGATACTAAAGTCAATGGTAACTTATGGATCTATTTGTTCCCTAATGGCGTAGCAGGTAGTCAGGCAGGTGGTAACACTGGATCAACAAGCGCAGTTACTATTATGAGTGACAGCAATATTCCTATCAATCAAAGATGGAATGAACCTGCAATTTATACAAACAATGGTCAAAGTGTGCAAATGTCAAATTGTGCGTTTGCTATCATCAAAGTTGTTTTCAATGAAAATGCAGGTACAACACAAATTGGCGCACTAAGCGCAAAGATTACAAATACACTAACAAAACCAGGTAGTGTAATCAAAGACTATCTATTGAATTCACGTTATGGTTGTGGTATTCCTCTTGCTAATATTGATACAGCAAGTTTGACTACATTAGATACTTATTCAGATTTGCCTGTGTACTACACACCACAAGGTGGAGGACCATTAACATCGCAAGTACGATATCGTGTCAATGGTCCATTGGATACAGGTCAAGATTGCTTGACTAACTTACAGTTATTAGTTGATAGTTGCGATAGTTGGTTGCAATACAGCGAACTGACTGGCAAGTGGAAAGTTGTTATCAATCAAAGTTATACAGAAGCAGGCGAAACACTGAGTAGTTTGTATAGTGTTGATAATGACAACTTAGTTGGTGGCATTGATATCAGTCCTATTGATTTGAACGCAAGTTACAATCAGTTGGAAGTACAATATCCAAACGAAAACATCAAAGACCAAACAGACTTCATCTTTGTTAACTTGTTCACTGAATATCCAAGTTTGATTAGTGAGAACGAACCACTAAACAAACTTACATTGCAGTCACAGATTATGAACAACTTTGTGCAAGCAAAGTTTATTGGTATTCGCAGACTATTGCAAGCACGTGAAGATTTAGTCATTAGTTTTGCAACAGACTATAGTGGTATTCAAGTAGAAGCAGGTGATGTTATCAAGGTAACATTAAGTCAATATGGCTGGACTAACAAATTGTTTAGAGTCAGTAATGTTACTGAAGAAAAGTATCCAGATGGTAATCTTGGTGCTAGATTAGTTGCGTTTGAATACAATGACAGTATCTATGACGATGATTTAGATATCACTGACTTTGTGCCAGCAGATAACACAGGCCTAACTGATCCTAACATTATTAGTACTCCAGATGCACCACAGATTTTAGTAAATGATTTAGGAACTATTGATACTTTCCAAGTATTTGGTAATGTGCCTGACACTGGCCTAGTAACTAATCTTGATTTTAATTTTGGTACAGATAGTAATGTATCAAATCATACATTTTATAGCACAGTTAATAATGCCAATGGTATACCTTTAACTAATAGCGACAGTGCAAATAGTGTTTACAATACATATGTTGTAGATGTAAGTACTTTGCCTACTGGAAATTATTATTGGTCTTTAACAGCACGTAATAGATTTGTTGGTGTTGACAGTAATGCAAGTAACGTTGTTAATTGGAATGGTACTAATGTTAGTACACCTAATACTACCTCATTTTGCAATGCAACAAGTAATGGAACCACTATTACATCAGATGCATTGCCATTTGACTCAGCGAATACTTTGAAAAATGATTTGTCAAAGGCCATTCTTTCAGGTCTTAATTTACAAGTTGTAAGTGGTACAGGTGAATTTGCAGCCAACACTAAAATTACAAGTTTTACAAGTAATACACAATATACAATTAATAATGTGCCAACAGTTCCGTTGAGTAACGCATGTATTAAATTTGTTGGTGGTGGTATTACTGGCAATAATGTACAAGATGGTTCTATCGATATTGACAAGTTAGCACCTGGTACTGAAATTTCAACGTTTGTTGTTGGTTACTCTTATAATGTTGCAGATATAGCAGCCAATACAGTGGTATTGCCTGTTAACATGAATACAATTGGCGCCAATATTAAATTAGAAAGTATCAATGGTAACTTTGAAACACCAAAATACTTGACTAGTGTATATTCAGGTGGAGGTGGATTCTATCCATACTTTACTGGTAATTCATCTACCGCAGATGGTTATATTGCTAACAGTACTGCTAGATTTCAACCCCTTGATGCTGTATATCTTGGTTTTAATAATGGTGATTTGAATTGGCAAATCGCAGATTATCAATATTTTGGAAATTTATTTTCCGCAGGAGAAAGTATTGGTATCGATTGGACAGTAAATTTTATTGCGAATGCTAATTGTACCATTCAAGTTTTGCCAATCATTACTTATAGTTTGATTGCAAATACTGCTGTGGGAGAAACATCAGGTGGATTTGATGTAATTAATTTAATTGCGAATCAGCCATTCTCATATAGAGCAAATGGTGTTTTTACTGGAGATGGTATTGTAGATGGTTCAGGAGTGGGTATACGCAATTTCACATCTAGTGCTAACATTATTATTGAATCAGGATCATTTGCTATCTATAGAGCATTATAAAAATTGAATAAATACAAATAAGGAAACACGAACATGAGTTTACTATTAAATGGCGCTAAAACGCTAACAATCGCTGGAACAGAGATGAGTTGTGTAGAAATCTACACAGGCGAATCATATACCTTTCCTTTGCAATTTACTGATAGCGTAGGTGCTAACGTAAACTGCACTGGCTGGACATTAAGCACAACTGCTAAGTTCTATGTTGCTGATACTGTGGGATATAATCCTGCTGATACTGTAGTTACTATTGGCAATTTAACATTAAGCAATCCACAACCAACATCAAGTGGCTATGCTAATTTAACTGCCGCCTTTACTACTGCGTCTACAGGTACAGGATATCTATATTTGCCTAGTCAAATTACAGGTGGATTTGGATCACCAAACCCAACACCTACAATCACACTAGCAAACAGTGCAGATAACACAAATATTGTTGTTGTTACGATTGAAGTAACAAGACCAAACGCAACAAGTGGTCAAAACGATGTGAATAAAGAACCAATTGGATTCATTGTAAGGTATCAATAATATGTCAGATATCAATTTAGATTTTACCGTACAAACAAGCAACATTCAAGTTGTTGTTGATACGAACGAAATCACCTTTACACCTAGCGATATTCAGTTAACGTTAGCGCAGGCAATTCTATTGCCAGGAGGCGCTAATGGCACACTGCAATATAACAATGCAGGTGTTATGGGTGGTGTTGCTAACACTAACTATGATGGATCTAATCTGACATTAGGAGATGTTAGCAACGTTCGTATCAATGGTGGTGTCAATGGCTATTTCTTGCAAACAGATGGCAACGGACTATTAAACTGGGCTGCCGCAGGTGGTGGTGGTAATGGAAGTCCAGGTGGTAGTAATACTCAAATCCAATATAACGACAATGGCACATTTGGTGGCAATGCAGGATTCACATTCAACGAAGTAACAGGACAGATGAGTGTTATTGATATTGTTGCAGGCAATGCAGGTATCAGTGGTACAATAAGTGCTGGTACAATGAGTACTGGAAACATTCAAGTTTCTGCGAACGTATTAGCACAAAACATTAACTCTAATGCAAACGTTATTGGTACTAATTTTACTGCTAATGGAAACATTGGTGTAAGTGGCAATATATCTGTTACAGGTAATGTTTCTGCAAATAATGCAACAGTAAGCAATCTTACATTAAACAGCAACGTTGTTCATCTAGGTGCAAACGCAGGAAGTAACAGTGGACCATTCACTATTGCTGTAGGTGCTGGTGCTGGCGATAACAATCAAGGATTTGGTGCTATCGCAATTGGTGTAGGCGCAGCCGTAGCAGGTAATGGTCAATATAGTATTGCTATTGGTGCAGACGCAGGATTAGGTGTACAAGGAAATAGTGCGATTGCTATTGGTACTGCCGCAGGACTAAGAGGTCAAAGTGACTACGTAATTGCTATTGGTGCAAACGCAGGATATGATGGTCCATCTAATGCGCAAGCAAATAACACAATTGTATTGAATGCAACAGGTGCAAATCTAGTTGGTAATGCATTTGCGAATGCATTCTATGTAAAACCAGTTCGTAATGCAAATACTGCAAACGTAATGTTTTATAATCCAACAACTGGTGAAATTAGTTATGATACATTCGTAGCAAATACAGCAAATTACGCAAACTTTGCCAATGTTTCAAATATTGCAAATAGTGTTGCAGTTGCTAATGTATCAGGTATTGGTAATATTGCTACTATTAATTTGAATGGAAACGTAAACACATTCTTAAATGGTAATGGTGGATGGACACAGCCTACTGTATCTACTGCTAACTTTGCAAATTTTGCAGGCAACGTAGTAACTGCAAGTCAACCAAATATCACAAGTCTTGGTACCTTGACTGCATTGAATCTTAACAGCAACTTTGTTAAATTAGGTAGTAATACTGTTGCATCATCATTTTATGGTGTAGCATTAGCAGGAAACGCAAATGCAAATGCATATGGTATTGCTATTGGTTATAGAACCTTTGCAGGGCAAGAAGCAGTAGCAATTGGTCCAGACGCAACTAGTGCAGGTACTACACCAAGTATTGCAATTGGTAAAGAGGCAAATGCTATTGGTCAAGAATCTATTGCTATTGGTTATCAAGCAGGTGGTAATAGTTTGAATGGTATTGCTATTGGTGAGAAAGCAAGATTGTCAAATACATACCCTAGAACATTAGTATTAAATGCTACAGGTAGTAATTTGACTCCTACTCAATCAGATGCATTGTTTGTAAAACCAATTCGTACTGTAAACTCTACTGCTGGATTGAATCAATTATATTATGATTCTACGACAGGCGAGATTGTTGTTTACGTGCCATAAGCATAAATACATTATCACGCCCTACAACTGCGAGTTAGCATGGTAGGGTTATCAGCGAGAAAAGCGAGGAAAACATATGGCAAAGTTTAGCCAAAACACACTCAATCAAGTCGCGGGCTTTGATGGGCAAGTAATTGCTCAGGAACTTGTCTATAATCAAGACGATTTCTGGAATATCAGTTGGGCCAGCGTTATCAATTATCCTAATGGATGGCAAGCAAACACAGAACCAGTCGATTTGACTGGCGCTACCATTAGTGTGCAAATTATTCGTAGAGCATTAGAGAATTTTCGTGATAGTCGTACTGGACTAGACTTTACTATCCATGACTATCCACTTATCAAACAATTAGGCACTATCACTCAAAGTGATTCAGCAACAGATTACTTTACTATTGCTAGTACAGCAGATTTGTTTGTTGGACAAGCAGTAACTTTCTCAGGAGCAGTATTTGGAAATGTGGCTATCAACACTGTTTACTACGTTAAAGAGATTCCTACAGACACTACATTCAGTATCAGTGCAACGAGGGGATCAGGGCCAAGTTATACTCCAGGTTCTGCATTTCAATTAGCAAGTGCCAGTGGTTCAATGACAATGAACATTGCACCACCAAATACACAAACACTAACAGTAAGCAATCGTGATGATGCAGAAGGCACATTCACAATTACAATCGATACTGGTAGTTGGGAAGTTGTAGCAGGCGATCCTGACTTAGATATCAATGCAACTGAACCAGTTTGCTTTACTGGTCGTATCAAAATTAGTTTCCCAGCAAGTGGAACACAACCTGCATATGATGAAGTAGTTTTTCTTTTATTCCTCGTAGCGAGTGATGGAGTTGTCAACAATGGCTAATCAAATTAACGTTACGCCAGGTAGTGGCGCACAACAAGTTTACGTTGAGAGTGGTACAGGTAACGTAACTGTTACTATCAGTAGATCCGTAATCGGAGTCAGCAATGTAGCAAATGCTAACGTTGCAAATTATGCAATTAATGTCACAGGAAATGCGCAACCAAATATCACTAGTCTCGGTACTCTTGCAAATCTCACAAGTGCTGGTAACATCACCGCACCGTACTTTCTTGGTAACGTTGTGGGCAATATCAGTGGTAATATCGTTGTTCCTGGTACTAATACGAGTGTTCTATTCAATCAGTTAGGTAGTGCTGGCGCAAGTGATGCATTACAGTTTGACTACTCAGCAAACGTACTAAAAGTAACTGGTAACGCAAACGTTACAGGTAAACTAACATTAGGTGGCAACATTGAAGGTAACTTGTTGCCACAAGCAAATGGTACGCAAGATATTGGTAGCAACAGTCAACGTTGGAATGATTTGTATCTAAATGGTAACACAATCTATCTTGGTCAACAGACATTAGAAAGCAATACAACTCATACCATTATCAGTGGTATTTTGAGTGGTGACGGCAGTGGACTAAGCAATGTAACTGCGGCAAATGCTACATTTGCTAACACAGCAAACGTTGCTAACACAGCAAACGTTGCAAACAGTGTAGATGGTAACAATGTCAGTGGACAAGTACAATTTGCTGCCACTGCAAATAGTGTTGCAGGTTCTAACGTAAGTGGTGCAGTTGCTAACGCAACATTTGCAACAAGTGCAGATACAGCAAACACAGCAAATACTGCAAACATTGCAAATAGTGCAACAGTAGCAAATAGTGCAAACTCAGTAGCAGTAGGCAACGTATCAGGTATTGGTAATATCGCTACAGTCAATCTTGACGGCAATGCAGGCAACATTCTATATGGTAATGGTACATTCGCTGCCTTACCAAACGTTGCTAACGTAGCAAACGCAAACTATGCTAATTTCTCTGGCACTGCATTTAGTGTCAGTGGTGCTAACGTTTCAGGTGAAGTTGCTAACGCAAACTACGCAAGTTATGCAAACGTAGCAAACTCAGCAAATAGTGTCGCTGGTGCAAACGTAACTGGTACAGTTGCTAACGCAACTTATGCAATCAGTGCTGGATCAGCAAATACTGCATTGACTGCAAACACTGTTACAGATAACGCACAACCAAACATTACTAGTGTTGGTACACTGACAAACTTAGCAGTAACTGGTAACATCACTGCAAACGTTGTTACTGCAAACTATCTTGTAGGTAACGTAAGTCTAACACAAGTTGACAGTATCTATTTCGACACAGCAGCCAACGTTACATTAGCAAACGTAGGTCAAGTTGCATGGGATGATGGCGAAGGTACATTACAATTATTGATGAAGGGTGGCAATGTCATCCAACAAATCGGTACTCAAGAATTTACAAGAGTGTTTAACGCAGAAGCAAATACACTAAGCAAAGGCGAAGTTGTTTATGTGTTTGGAGCACAAGGTAATCGATTAAGTGTTAAACGTGCGCAAGCAAATACCGAAGCAACTAGTTTTGGTACAGTTGGCTTTGTAGCAGAAGATATCGCAAGTGGAGCAGAGGGCTTCATTGCTACAAGTGGCCCATTACGCAGATTAAACACATTAGGGCAAACTGCTGGTGCCGCAGTATATCTAAGCCCAAGTGTTGCAGGTGGTTATACAACTACAAAACCTGTAGCACCAGACCAATTAGTTGTATTGGGTTGGATCGAACGTGTAAGTTCAACAGTTGGCAGTATCTATGTCAAAGTTGACAATGGATATGAACTTGATGAATTACATGATGTACTAATCACAAGTCCTGTAGCAGGACAAGCACTTGTTTATAATGCAAGCAATCTATGGGTCAATGGTAATCCAAACGTAGCAAACATTGCGAACATTGCATATTCAGTATCAGGTGCTAACGTAAGTGGCGAAGTAGCAAATGCAAACTTTGCAAGTTATGCAAACGTAGCAAACAGTGCTAACTCAGTAGCAGTTGGTAATGTATCAGGTATTGGTAACATTGCAACTATCAACTTAGATGGTAATGCAAGTAATGTATTGCGTGGTGATGGCACATTTAGTGCAGAAGCAGGTAATTTAAATGCAAACTATGCAAACTTTGCTGGCGATGTAGTAAACGCAACACAATCAAACATCACTAGTGTTGGTAACTTAGTATCATTAACTGTAAACAATGCAGTTGCTAACACACCAACATATCAATTCAATGGTAATGGAATCACAGTAGGTTCTTATACTCTTTCACAAGTCATTGATTCAGGTGCAGGCGGTGTATTAACATCTAGACACATTTATAACTATGATGCAAATAATGGCGCAGAATTTACTAACACAGACTTAGTAACTGATGGTACAAACGTTGTAGTTGCTGGTACTGTACAAACTTTTGGTTATGGTACACCTGGTAACGTTGCAATTCCTGCTATCTATAGTGTTACTGTAGCAGAATCAAGTAGTGACTTAGATGCAGTTGGCGATACTAGAACTTATAGTC